TGGTTTTGTCGTTTAATTGAAGAAGCTCAAATTATTGAAGATGAATCTATAGAAGAAGTAACAACAGTAGAAGAAACAACTATCGAAGAAAACTTGGAAAATCAATAAAAAGTTATTATATTACGGTTATGAGTACTGAAAAAGAATACACACGTTTTATTAATGATCCTGTAATGGAACCTTATTTCATTTCAATGGATGACAATTGCATGACTGTCAATCTTAGAGTTATGCCTGATTCCCGTTACAGTGATTCTAAAAAAGAGTATGTCAAAATTATAGGACATTATAGTAATTTAACCTCTGCTTTGAAATCAATTGCTAAAGACAAAACAAATAGCAAATCATATGATTCATTACAAGGTTATATTGAAGAATACAAATCAATCGTAGAAAGTTTAAATAATACAATTAATATTTAATATGTTAGAAGCAGTTTATAACGCAATTATCGTAAAACCTCTAGAAGCAGAGGAAACCTCATATGGAGGTATTATTGTTCCTGATTTAGGAAACGAAAAAAATAAAATGGGAGAAGTAATTTCCGTAGGTAAAGGCCACTATTCAGTTACTGGGAATTGGATCCCAACTGAATTACAGGTAGGTGATGTTGTTGTATTACCAACAATGGGCTTTACTAAATTAGACTATGAAGGTGAAGAATACTGGATTGGTGTTGAAAATCAAGTTTTAGCAAAAGTAAGTAAATAATATGAGTAAGATTATAGAATTCGGTCCTGAGGGACGTAAAAAATTAGCTGAAGGTATTGAAAAATTATCAAATGCTGTAACAGCTACTTTGGGTCCAAATGGTAGAAACGTAGTAATAGCAAATGGGGGTGTTCCTCAATCTACTAAAGACGGTGTAACAGTAGCAAAATCAATTACATTAGAGAATCCAATTGAAGAAGTTGGTGTTCAAATGGTTAAGCAAGCAGCTATTAAAACTGCTGAATTAGCAGGTGATGGTACTACTACATCTACTTTACTAGCTTCAGAAATGATTAAAGATGGCTTGTTAGAGTTGAGTAATGATCGTAATGCTGTTGAGATTAAAAGACAAATGGATATTGCTGTAAAGCAAGTAATTGGTGCTTTACATGATGAGATTAAAGAAGATATCTCATCTGAAGAACAATTAAAACAAATTGCCACTATTTCAGCAAATAATGATCCTGAAGTGGGAGAATTGATTGCTACTGCAATGCAAAAAGTAGGTCGTGAAGGTGTTGTGTTTATTGAAGAATCTAAAAACGGCGAAACATATCTTGAAACAGTAGAAGGTATGCAGTTTGATAGAGGTTACAAGTCACCTTATTTTGTTACTGATAATAATTCAATGAGCACTACAATCAATGATCCCTTTATTTTGATTGCAGATAAAAAATTCACTACTGTAAAAGAATTGTTACCTATTTTAGAGGCAGTTTCAAACCAAAACAAACCTTTAGTTATCATTGCTGAAGATATTGATGGTGAAGCATTAGCTACTTTGATTGTAAACAAAGCAAGAGGTATCTTAAAAGTTGTTGCTGTTAAAGCTCCTGATTTTGGAGATCGTAGAAAATTATTACTTGAAGATATCGCTATTATGACTGGTGGTCAAGTATTCAGTGCTGAAAAAGGTATGAAACTTGATAAATTCAGTTGGGATTGGTTTGGTCAAGCTCGTGTAGTTACTGTAGGTAAAGAACAAACTACTATTATTGATGGTAAAGGCGAACCAGAAAAGATTTCGGCTCGTATTGAAGAACTACAAACACAAATCGAAAAAGCACAATCACCATACGAACGTGAAAAATTACAAGAACGTTTAGCTAAATTTGTAGGTGGTGTAGCAATTGTACACGTAGGTGGATTTACTGAATCTGAAATGCGTGAGAAAAAAGACCGTGTAGATGATGCTTTACAAGCAACTAAAGCCGCTCTTGAAGAAGGTATCGTACCAGGTGGTGGAGCTGCTTTATTACATGCTCGTGAACACATTGATCGAATTAGTATTGGTGCTCAAATTGTTTATAAAGCTTGTGGTGCTCCATTTAAGAAAATTTTAACAAATGCTGGTATTGATCAAGAATATACATTCTATGCTATGAATGAAATCAGAACTGCTGATTATTGGACAGGTTATAATTTAAAAAATGATGAATTTGTTAATATGAAAGAAGCAGGAATTATTGACCCAGCTAAAGTAACTCGTACAGCACTTGAAAATGCAGTATCAGTAGCAGGAACAGTATTATTAACAGAAGCTGTTGTAGTTGACAAACCCGAAGACAAGAAAGATGATGGTGGGTTTGGAGATATGATGGGAATGATGTAAATTAACGATTATGCAGGACGCAGTAGGTCTTATAGGTAAACAGATTCAAATTAAGGAAATTAATTATCGAATCAAAGAATTTTATTTTGTACCGGGAACTAATTATTTGTATGTTGGTTTGATGAAATCTGATTATGTAACAGTAAATTGGAAATATGAAGACCTACTGCCTTACCTGATTGAACAAATTAAGTTATGAGTAAAACAGAAATTAAAGAAAAATTAATCGAAATAGCTATTCGTAAAGCACCTGGTGATAATTGGAAAGTACATGGTACTGAAGTAATCCAACCTTCATTAACTGATGCTTTAGAAGCTTGGTTTCAATTAGCTACAATTAAACCAAAGTCATTTAGATTAGATTTGACCTCAGGTAGACTTTATGCTATATTAACTGAGGAAGTTGAAATTCCAGAACCAGAAGTAAAACGTTATAATATCTATGGTGACTACTAAGGAACATACTATTTTCGTAGAGAAATACAGACCTAAAACCCTTGACACTTATATTTGTGATGAGCAGATTCGTGAAAAAATTCAAGAATTTTTAACTAATCAAGATATTCCACATTTAGGTTTCTTTGGTTTACAAGGTTCAGGTAAATCCACTTTAGCAAAGATATTAGTTAACAATATCGATTGTGATTTTATTTATCTAAATGCCACTGAAAATAGGGGTATGGATGATATTAAAGAAAAGGTAGGTTCATTTGCTTCAACTCGTAGTTTTAAACCCTTAAAAGTTGTTATTTTAGATGAATCAACTCATATTTTACAAGCATCACAAGTATTGCTTTTGAATATGATTGAAACATATAGTTTAACTACTAGATTTATTCTAACAGGTAATTATCCTGAAAGATTGATTCCACCATTAAGAAGTAGATTACAAGAATTTAAATTAACTCCTCCATCTAAAAAAGTAGTAGCAAAACATGTTTATGAAATTTTAAATAAGGAAAATGTTGAATTTGTACTTGAAGATTTAGCTTCTATAGTAAATAGTTCATATCCTGATTTTAGAAAAATCATTAATGATTGTCAAAAATATATTGTAGACAATAAATTAGTAATTCCTAAATCATTAGGTAAAAATGAAGATGTTCAAAGTAAAATATTAGATATTTTAAGAAAACCGTCTAATAAAACGTTTAATGAAATTAGACAGATTATCGCCGATAATGATATATCTTCGTTTGAAGACATTTTTAAACACTTATATGAACATATAAATGTATATGCTGTTGGTTGTGAAGGACAAATAGCAATTATTATAAATGAATGTTTATATCAAGCTAATTTTAGAGTTGATTTAGAAATTAACTTTATGGCTGGTATTTCAAAAATTATCGAAGTAATTAAACAAAATAGAATAATATGAAAAATAATCAAATGAACATCAATTTAGATTTATCTAAAACAACATCAGTAGAAACACCTTCAGGAGGTAAAATTTGGTCTCAAGGAGTTATCCTTCGTAAAGTATCTCGTTTTGTAGTAGGTGCTGATGAAGATGCTCTTATACCAATTCCAGTATTTTATGATGTAGAAAGTGGAGAAATCTTACTTGAAACATTACCTAAGGAATTAAGAAAAGAATACGGCGGTGACGATATTTGATTGGCTTAAAGAAATAACAGGTAATAAGAAAAAATGGTCTTCATTTAATGAAGAGGATCAAAAACAATTTAATCCCTATATGGTTCATAGATACATTAGTATGTATGAACCTTATATAGAGGTTTCTAATATTGCTCAACTCCTCCCTCAAAATGATAAAGAAAAAATATATCAATTTTACTGTAGTATGATACCAAAAAATAACGTATGGTTAAAGTATATTAAAGGTTCCAAGAAAAAACCTAATGAAGCTGTATTAAAATATATAGCTGAATATTATACTATATCTTTAGGTGAGGCAGAGGATTATCTTTATATTCTAAAGAAAGAGGGAGTAAATAATGTTTTAGAAAAATTCGGTTTAGAAGAAAAAGAAATTAAAAAATTATTAAAAGAAATAAAATGACAAAAAATAGTGATATTTACAATGTAACCTTTGATACCCCTAAAACTAAAGTTATCGCTAAAACAGATTCAATTGTAGAATCAGTTATTGATGAACATATTAAAAGAGCTCAAATGGGTAAAGAAAAATACAATAACACTTTAGATAGAACAGACCTATCAGTTATTGATTATTTACAACATGCTAAAGAAGAAGCAATGGATTTAGCTCTATATCTAGAGAAAACAATCCAAATGCTAAAAGGTAAAAAATAGTTTTGGGTAAAAAGAAAAAAATACCATCAATAGTAAAACAAATTCAAAAACATACTTTAAAAGAAATCAACTATGGATATGAGAAATCAATTTCCTATAGTCAGGTTTCTATGTTTTTGAGTTGTCCACATAAATGGGCTTTACAATATAGAGACGGATATTATACATCTGAGTCCTCTATTCATATGACATTCGGAACTGCTTTACATGAGGCATTACAACACTATATAACAACTATATACAATGAAAGTGGTGCTGCTGCTGACCGAATTAATATAGAAGAGTATTTTGAAGAACGTTTTAGGGAAACTTACTTAAAAGACTACAAATCAAATAAAAAAGTACATTTTTCTGATCCTGTTGAAATGAGAGAATTTTATGAAGACGGATTGGCAATTTTAAATTTTGTTAAGAAAAAACGAGGTGGTTATTTTGGTAAGCGAGGTTGGTATTTAGTTGGTTGTGAGGTACCTTTATTATTAAACCCACATCCTGAATTCAAAACTGTTTTATATAAAGGCTATTTGGATGTTGTTTTGTATAATGAAACAACTAATAAGTTTAAAATTTTAGATATCAAAACATCCAAAAGTGGATGGGATGATAAAACTAAAAAAGATGAAACAAAACAACTCCAATTAGTTATTTATAAAAAATATTACAGTCAACAGTTTGGAATACCTGAAGACAATATTGAAGTAGAATTCTTTATAGTAAAGAGAAAAATATGGGAAGAATCCCCATTTCCAATCTCCAGAATACAAGAATTTAGACCAGCAAGTGGTAAAGTAAAAATGAATAAAGCAACTAATACAATTAATTCATTCATAGAAGAAGTGTTCAATCGTGATGGTTCTCATAAAGACCAAATCTTTGAACCAAAACCAAGTGAATGGGGTTGCAAGTACTGTCCTTTTAAAAATCGTAAAGATCTTTGTCAAGTAGGTATATCTTAAGGAATCTTGATATATTTATATATAACAAATAATAAAGATTATGACAAATAAAAAGGATATGACATTAACCTCTGTGAAGGTACAGAGTGAGTTGTTTGAGCAGTTTAAAATAAATTGCGTTAAGTACAAATTTTCTTTACAAAAACTTGCTGATCGTGCTATTCATTTGTATATTACAGATGAAGATTTTAGAAAAAAAATCCACAGCCACAACAATTTAGAAGTTAAAGATTAAAAAAATTAAGTTACATGAAAGATAAATTCGGTTATTTGCCTCCTGAGCAGAGGAAGAAAATCATGCTCATTTGTGATGACATTCGAGTACATTCAGGAATTGCTACTGTTGCTCGAGAAATCGTACTTCACACATCACACCATTTTAATTGGGTAAATATAGCAGGAGCTATTCAACATCCCGAAAAAGGTAAAAAATTAGATCTATCTGAGGATACTAATAAACAAGCAGGAATAAATGATTCTAGTGTATCTTTATATCCTGTTGATGGTTATGGTGATCCAACATTGATAAGACAACTCATTCAAATAGAACAACCTGATGCCATAATGTTGATTACTGATCCTCGTTATTTTGTTTGGTTATTTGCTATTGAAAATGAAATTCGTAAACACATTCCTATTACTTACTTAAATATTTGGGACGATTATCCTGCTCCTTTATATAATAAACCTTATTATGAAGCATGTGACTTATTAATGGGAATTTCTAAACAAACAGTAAATATTAATAAAATAGTTTTAGGAGATAAAGCTAATAGTAAACTTATTAAGTATGTTCCTCATGGATTAAATGATACAATATTCAAACCTTTTGATAAAAATAGTGAAGAATATGCTAGTATGTTATCAATGAAAAAGAAAATATTTGGTAAATTTCAACCTGAATTTATTGTTTTCTTTAATTCTAGAAACATCCGCCGTAAACAAATTCCAGATGCTTTAATGTCTTTTAGATTATTTTTAGATTCTTTACCTAAAGAACAAGCTAAAAAATGTGCTCTAATGCTTCATACAGAACAAGTTAGCGAACACGGAACAGACTTACCTGCTGTAATTGATTTGCTTTTTGGAGAAGATTATAAAAATAATGTATTCTTTACAAATTTAAGAGCTAATACATATGAAATGGCTGCTCTTTATAACATGTCTGATTGTCAAATTTTATTAACATCTAATGAAGGATGGGGATTAAGTTTAACAGAAGCAATGTTATGTGGTTTACCAATTATTGCTAACGTAACAGGCGGTATGCAAGATCAAATGCGTTTTGAATTTGAAGATGGTACTTGGATTGATTTTGATGAAAATTTTCCATCAAACCATAGAGGCACAATTAAAAAACATGGAAAATGGGCATTCCCAGTTTATCCAACATCTCGTTCTATTGTAGGTTCTCCTCCAACACCTTATATCTTTGATGATAGATGTGAACCAGAAGATGCTACTAAATGTATTCTTGAAATTTATAATATGAGTAAAGAAGAACGTAAAGAAAGAGGTTTAGCAGGTAGAGAATGGGCTGTAAGTGAAGAAGCTGGATTTACATCTGAACATCAGGCAAACAGAGTAATTGAATGTTTTGATGAATTATTTGAAACTTGGAAACCAAGAGAAAAATTTGAATTTATTAATGCTACAAATTACCCAATAAGAACCTTAAAACATAAATTAATTTATTAAAATGAATAAACCGTTATTTATAATTAGTTGCCCTATTGACACTTATAGTGGTTATGGAGCTCGTTCTCGTGATTTAGTTAAATCAATTATTGAATTAGATAAATACAACGTTAAAATTTTACCTCAACGATGGGGTGAAACACCTTGGAATTTTATTAAAGATAATCCTGAATGGTTATTTTTAGAAAAACATATTTTAACAACTCCTCAATTACCTAAACAACCTGAAATTTGGGCTCAAGTAACTGTACCTAATGAATTCCAACCAATTGGAAAATATAACATTGGATTTACAGCCGGTATTGAAACAACAGTTGCTATTCCTGAGTGGATTGAAGGATGTAATAGAATGAATTTAGTTATTGTTTCTTCTAATCATGCTAAAGAAGTATTTAAAAATAGTGCTTTCCAAAAAGTAGATGAACAAACTAAACAAGTCGTAGATGAAGTTAAATTAACAACACCTATGGAAGTTTTGTTTGAAGGAGCAGATCTAAACAAATACCTAGAAATTTCAGATAATGATCTTCCAGATAGTGATTTAGTATGTACTTTAGATGAAGTAGAAGAACAGTTTAATTACTTGTTTGTAGGTCACTGGATGCAAGGAGATCTTGGAGAAGATAGAAAAAATGTTAGTTTATTAGTTAAAGCATTTTTAGAAGTATTTAAAAACCAAAAGAAAAAACCAGGACTAATATTAAAAACCTCAGGAGCTGGTTCATCATATTTGGATAGAGAAACTATTCTTCATAGAATTAGACAAATTAAGGATACAGTAGAAGCTACTAGTTTACCTAACATTTATTTGTTGCACGGTGAATTTACTGATGAAGAAATGAACCATTTATATAATCACCCTAAAGTAAAAGCAATGGTTAATTTAACTAAAGGTGAAGGTTTTGGTCGTCCATTACTTGAGTTTAGTTTAGTTAAAAAACCAATTATTACTACAGGATGGTCAGGACATATGGACTTTTTAAACCCTGAGTTTATAGTTGCTTTAGGGGGTGAATTAAAAAATGTACATCCAAGTGCTGCTAATCAATTCTTAATTCAAGATTCTCAATGGTTTTCTCCAGACCATGGTCAAATAGGAAATTCATTAAAAGACATGTTTGAAAACTATAAAAAATATACTGACGGATCAAAACGTCAATCATATAGAAGTAAAACAATGTTTAGTTTTGATAAAATGAAAGAATTAATTGGCATTTACTTAGACCAATACATTCCAGAATTTCCAAAACAGGTAGAATTAAAATTACCTACTTTAAATAAAATTAGTCTTCCTAAAAAACCAATATTAACTAATGGATAATTTAATTATATGTGATCGTTGCGGTTCAGATGCTTGTTACGTAGACGAGGTAAATCAAGATATTAAAACTCACTTCTGTTATGGATGTGGTTTTCAAACTAATACTTTAATGGTTGATGGTAGTGACTTCCTAAATGAACAAATGGAAGTCCTACCAGAACTATACAAAGATTTAATGGTTAAAGATGATAAAGGAAAAGTTTGGATGCCTTCAGCAACAAATATTCCTCATCAAGGAATGATTTTTGCTAACGGTCCCTCAGCAGATGAATGGGGATGGAGCGCTGTTAAAGCTGTTCCCGTTAAAGAAAATGAAAAAGAAAAATACCCAATCCCAGGAAAAAAAGGACAATATTATGAATGGAGAATGGATATGAGTACAATAAAAAATTTCCCTGAACGTGCCTACATAGATGCTTTAACGTATATTGGTGTTTTACCTGAAGACGAAGACGATGATCAGTTTAGCGATAACAGTTTGTAATGAGCATAAGGAGTTAGAGACTCTTCTTGATTATCTTCAAGAAAGAGCCTTATCCCCTGAATATGAAGTTACAATTCAGATTGATCAAGATAATCATACTGAAAAAGTATTAAGTGTAGTTCTTGATAGAGGTATTAAACACTGGTTTTTTCCTCTTAATAAAGACTTTGCTAGCTATAAAAATGAATTATCAAAACATTGTTCAGGAGAATATATCTTCCAAATCGATGCTGATGAATTACCATCAATAGAATTACTTAGTATGCTTCCAAGCATATTAGAAAGTAATCCTGAAGTGGATGTGTACTTAGTTCCTCGGATTAATACCGTAAGTGGTATCACCGAGGAACATATCCTGAGATGGAATTGGAGGTATGAAAATGAGAGAGTAAATTTCCCTGATTACCAATGGAGAATTTATCGTAATGATAAATCAATTAGATGGAAAAATAAAGTTCATGAAGTATTAGATGGTTATAAGCAATTCGCTCCACTTCCAGCTCAAGATGAATTTTGTTTATTACATCCAAAAACAATAGAAAAACAAGAAAAACAAAATAATTTTTATAATACAATATGAAAAAGGTTTTAATTATAGGGGGCAACGGTTACGTTGGAAGTCGTTTAATAAACGATTATAAAGGGCTATATGAAATGGCAGCTCTTGATAACACTCCATTAGATAAAGACATTTCATCTACATACACTTACATTTGTGATTTTAATGAGTTAGATGAGGATTTTTATTCTAATTATGATGTTATAATTTTGTTAGCAGGACACTCAAGTGTTAAAATGTGTGAGGGAAATGTTGAGCCTGCTTTTAATAATAATGTTAGAAACTTTGTTAATTTGATTAATAAGTTACAACCTCACCATAAATTTATTTATGCTAGTTCTTCTAGTGTTTATGGAAATGTTGGTAAGAAAATTGTAACTGAAAAATACCATAATTTTGTTCCTCATAATCACTATGACGTTACTAAACATATGATTGATTTATATGCTGATAAAATTCCTTGTGAATATTATGGTTTGCGTTTTGGAACAGTAAATGGATCATCACCTGTTGTTAGAAAAGATGTTATGATTAACTCAATGACTTATAATGCTTTAAATGATGGTGAAGTAAAACTTTTTATTAAAGATATTATTCGTCCTATTTTAGGTATTAAAGACTTATCAAGAGCAATCAAAACAATTATTGATTCAGATAAAGATAATAGAGGCATATACAATTTAGCTTCATTTAATGAAACTGCTGAAAATATAGCTTATGGTGTTAGTAAAATAACAGGCATACCAGTTAAAGAATATGAGACTGATCCTACAAATATTACTAATGCTAAGTTACAAACAAAAAGTTATAATTTTTCTATAGATAGTTCTAAATTTATGAAAACATTTAATTTTGAGTTTGAAGAAACTATAGAAAGTATTACAAAAAGCTTGGTAGACGACTTTAAAAATATTATATTCACAGATCGTAACCAACCAAAAGAATATGAATAATGAATTCCAAATAACCCACATTGCTAATACAGAATGTTTAGCTTGTGGTAATGATGATCTGAGAACTATTTTGGATTTAAGTGATCAACCTTTAGCAAATAACTATCATAGTGGCCAAAAACAAGAAACATATCCATTAAAATTAAACTTATGTTCCCATTGTCAGCATTTACAGTTAAGTCATACTGTTAATCCTGATATTATGTTTAAGAATTATCTTTATGTTAGTGGTACTTCTCAAACATTAAAAGATTATTTTGATGAATTTGCTGCTAAAACTTTAGAATATATTTCTAATGCAGAAACTATTTTGGATATTGCTTGTAATGATGCTACTCAGTTAGACTCATATAAAAAATTAGGCATCCAAACATTTGGAATAGATCCAGCAGAAAACTTATATAAAGACTCTGTAACCAAAGGACATAATATTGTTTGTGATTATTTTAATACTGAAACAATAAGTGCTTTTGGTGGTAAATCATTTGATATTATTACTGCTCAAAACGTATTTGCTCATAATCGTTATACTGTAGATTTTTTACATGCTTGTAAAGAAATAATGCACGATAAATCCATTTTGTTTATTCAAACATCACAAGCAAATATGGTAATTAATAATGAATTTGATACTATTTACCATGAACATTTATCTTTCTTTAATACTAAATCAATGAAAACTTTAGTTGAAAGATGTGGATTGGTATTAGGTGATGTATTTAAAACGGATATACATGGTACTAGTTATGTTTTTGTTATTACTAAAACTGATTTTTTAGATAGAACTGGTACTCAAGAAATGTTAGAATTTGAAGACGAAAAAGGATTATATAATATTTTAACTTATCCTGATTATGCTTCAAATTGTTATAAAACAACTTTTGAATTAAAGGATCTTCTTGAAAATTATAAACAAAAAGGATATAAATTGATAGGTTATGGTGCTGCTGCTAAAGGTAATACTTTATTAAATTTTGGTAAAATTAATTTAGATTACATTATTGATGACAATCCATTAAAACAAAACCTATTAACACCAGGTATGGATATTCCCATCTATAGTTCAGAAGAATTATTAAAATTATCTAATAGTGATAAAGTTATTTTCATTCCTTTAGCTTGGAACTTTTTTAAGGAAATTAAAACAAGAATTGAAGCTAAAAGAAAGAATGAAAACGACTTGTTTGTTAAATATTTTCCAACATTACAAGTTATATGAAAGTAAAAATTTCTTATCACATTATGCCTTATGAAATAGACTACGCTCTATTATCATATATCCAACTTAAAAAATCCCAATATTATCTACCAGATGATGTTGAAATAGAAATAGACACTGTAATGAACATGTCTGACTATTTAATTGATTGGGATAAAACTATATTGCCTAAAGAATTTTTTAAAACAAAATTCAATGATTTAAATGTTTTATTGAAAGATTATAAAGTTAACCCTAAAATATATGAAGGTAATGAATGTTATGGTCTTTTAGATATGCAACGAGATTCATATTGTGGAGCTGATTATTATATCAACATTACTCCAGATATGTACTTTAGTGAACATTTATTAGCTCTAATGTTAGAATCAGCTAAATTAGTTAAAAACAAATACTTTGTAATTACCCCTGAAATTCATAAAATGTGGGATTGGTCTTGGGATGAAATTACAAATGAAAGGTATATGTCTGTTCCTTATGCTGATTGGAATGCTACAGATGTATTTGACATTAGACATAATATGAAAATGGATAATGTTGATCCTTATTTAGAACCTACACAACGTAGTAAATGGGCTTGGTGGTTAGATTTATACAATAGAGAATTTTATGAAGATTTTGCCCCTGTTCAAGATGATTGGTATGGTTATGGACCTTGGGATTGGTGGTCATTAATGTTAACTGAATACGCTAAATCTAAAGGAGCCGATTTTCAGGAATACGTTTTAAGAGGTCAAACAATTTTTGAATATCCTATAGGTTCATTAAAAGGTAAAGGATTTGTTTCATACTATAAAGATTTTATGCATATGAAAGGAAATGCTCCTCAACAAAGACAACGATTTGAGGCAAATATGAACTTATATTTGGAAAGAGGTATTCAACATTTACAAAATAAAGGAATTATTAAATGAAAATATTATCCAACTTTAGAAGTTTAGATGATCCTTTATTAAGTATTTTAAATACAAAATTTGGAGACAAACCATTTACTTTTTTTAATGATTATATTCCTAAATCTATAGAAGAATTACAATATAATCCTTATAACTTTCTTTTATTACATGAACCAGATGAATTCTTTGGAATGCATACTTGGGTAAAAAATAATCATAATTATTTTACTGCTATTTTAACATGGAATGAAGAATTATTAAATACTATTCCTAATGCTGTATTATTTACTCATAATTCTAGATCTACTAGTGATGAATATGTTAATTCATTTCGTGATGTAATTAATAAAACATTTGAAGTTAGTTTTTTAGCAGGTGCTAAAACATTAGTTGAAGGTCATAGATTTAGACAAGAAATTTACAAAATAGGAGATCAAATTACTATTCCTAAAAAATGGTTTCATACCTTATCTGATTTTGATGCTGATGATTTTGCTAAAGGAGGAATAGGAAGACCAGGAGAATCTTGGGAAAGTAAAAAGATATGCTTTAATGAACCTATGTTTCATGTAGCAGTAGAAAATGTAAAACATAATAATTGGTATACTGAAAAAATAGGTGAAGCATTATGTACTAAAACAGTACCAATATATTGGGGAGCTCCTAATATCGGAGAATTTTATGATGAAAGAGGTATTATAACTTTTAATACCAAAGAAGAGTTAATTGATATTGTAAATAATTTAACTCCCGAATTATATTATGAAATGAAACCTTACATAGATTATAATTATGAATTAGCTATTGTAGGACATTTACCTTGTAAATTAGATGAATTTTTCACTCAGTTTTGTATATTAAATAGTTTATGAACAATAGAATACAAGTACACCCCGATGTAAGAATCCATAAACACAATGTTCACTATGATTTTAGAGGTGAATTGTGGACATTATGGAAAAAAGATGAATTTTATCCTCAATTAGACTTTGTTCACGACAAAGTATCAACATCTCGAAAACACGTTTTAAGAGGTATTCATGGAGATTTTAAATCATGGAAACTGATAGAGTGTTTATATGGTGAATTATATTTTGTAGTAGTTGATAACAGACCAGATTCAAAGAATTGCCTAAAATGGACAAGTATGATGTTATCAGACAAAACTAGACAATCTGTTTTATTGCCTCCTGGATTTGGGAATGGATTTTGTGTAATGAGTGACTATTCTATTTTTCATTACAAATGGGCATACCCTGGAGATTATCCAGATGTTGAAGATCAATTTACCTTAAAATGGAACGATCCTAATTTAGGAATTGAATGGCCTATTGATAATCCTATTTTACAAGGACGTGATAGATAACTTGGAAATACAAATTACTTTTATTACATTTACTTAATATGAATATTCCTCAACATTATCAAAAAGTAAGAGATGTTAAGATTACTCCTGAGGAACTTATAGCTTTTGAAGACAGAGTAAAAAATGCTTATGAATCAGCTCAAGTTAAAGGACCAGTACATCTCTCTAAAAACAACGAACAACAATTAATAGAATTATTCCAATACATCCATCCAGGTGATTGGGTATTTTCAGCTTGGAGAAACCACTATCATGCTTTATTGCATGGAGTTGATTCAGAAAAGTTATTTGAATGGATTTGTGAAGGTAGAAGTATGGGAACAAATAATGTTGGTCCTAATTTTTATGCTTCATCTATCGTAGGAGGTATTATACCAATTGCTTTAGGAGCTGCTATGGGTCTTAAACGTAAAAATTCACCAAGACGTGTTTGGTGTTTTATTGGAGATATGACTATGGAAACCGGTTTATTTTGGGAAGCATATAAGTTTTCACAAAATTTTAATATTCCTCTTCAGTTTGTAGTTGAAGATAATAACTTAAGTGTTCATACTCCTACAGATATTGCTTGGGGTAAGCGAATGGAAGCTCCAGAAAATGTAATTTATTATTCTTACAAAATGGAATATCCACATCATGGTACAGGTAAATGGGTTAATTTTTAATTATGAGATACAAAGACGAATTAGACGCAGCAATGGAATGGTTAGGTACCAAACCAAATACAGTTTTTATGGGCCAAGCAATTGGTTTTAGTGGTCATGCTATTTCAAATACAATGGCTAAGGTTCCTCAAGACAAACGAGTTGAATTACCTGTATTTGAAGAATTGCAAATGGGAATAGCTACAGGTATGGCTTTAGAAGGATGGGTACCTGTTACTTGTTATCCTAGATTTGATTTTTTTATTTTAGGTTTAAATCAATTAGTAAATCACTTAGATAAAATGCAAGACATGTCTAAGGGAGATATGAAACCTAAGGTTATTATCAGAGTAGCAGTTGGTTCTAAAGTACCTTTTAGTGCTGGGCCTCAACATACCCAAAACCATACAGAAGCAATGAGACAAATGTTAACTGAGGTTAATGTTGTTGAATTAACAGAACCAGAACAAATTTTTGATGCATTTTGTGATGCTTACAACAGTGATAAATCAACTTTAATTATTGAACATAGCGAATATTATGGAAGCAAATAGTTTTAATTGGTCTTTAATAAATGATAACGTAAATGAAACAGATAGAAAAGTATTATCTGATTTTATTTTAAGTGGCGAACGATTAACTAATGGACCTAAAGTAAAAGAATTTGAAAAACTATGGTCTGAATGGTTAGGAATAAAACATTCAGTAATGGTTAATTCAGGTGCCTCAGCAAATTATATTTCAATTGCTATGGTTAAAGAATTAAAAGGTATAGGTGAAATAATTGTTCCTCCACTAGGATGGGTTTCTGATTTATCTTCAGTAGCTCAATTAGGAATGACTCCTGTAATCGTTGATATTGATATGAGTAGTTTAGCTATTACTGCTGAAAATATTAGACGTGCTATTACTTCTGAAACAAAAGCTATTGTATTAGTTCATACTTTAGGATTTAATGGTTTAACAGATGAAATTTTGTCTATTGCTAAAGAACATGATTTGTTATTAATTGAGGATTGTTGTGAATCTCACGGTGCTACATTTAAAGATAAAAAAGTAGGTACATATGGTGATATTTCATTATTTTCATTTTATTTTGGACATCACATTACTACAGTTGAAGGTGGAGTTGTTTGTGTAAATAATGATAAATTACATGATTTAGCTAAATTATTTCGTTCACATGGTATGACTAGAGAAGCATCTCAAGAACTACAAAAATCATACCAAGAAAAATATCCTGCATTGAATCCATTGTTTACTTTTGCTGTAGCAGGATTTAATATGAGAAGTACAGAAATTAATGCTGTATTAGGTATTGAACAAATGAAACGTTTAGATTATAATATTAAAAAACGTACTGAAAATTTAAATACTTGGTTGAGTTCACTTAATGGAAGTAAATATTTCCTAAGCTTTCCAGTAAATGGAAGTAGTAACTTTGCTTTACCTTTAGTATTACAATCAGCTTATAGAGATAAATTATCTGAAGTATGTAAAATTTTAGAAGCAGAAAAAGTAGAATATAGATTAGGTACTGCAGGTGGAGGTAATCAAGCATTACAACCTTATTTAAATAAATTTCCTCATAGAGTAGAAGGTAAATTACCTGTTGTTAACTATATTCACCATTATGCTTTATATATTGGTAATCATCCAGAATTGACTTCTACTCAAATTATTAATCTTTGTTCAGAATTAAATAAAATATAAAATGTTTAAAAATCAAAAAGTTTTAGTAACTGGTGGAGGGGGAATGATTGGCCGCTCACTAGTTAAGTTTTTGCTTGAAAAAGAAGCAATAGTTACAATAGCTGATTTAACAGTACCATCTGATTTACCTAATAATGTTAACTTTATTAAAGTAGATTTACGTTACTTTGACCAGTGTGAAAACATTTGTAACGGAATGGATTACGTGTTTAATTTAGTAGGTATTAAAGGTTCACCTAAAATGTGTGCTGAACAACCAGCTGATTTTATGGTTCCAATGCTTCAATTCAATACCAATATGATGGAAGCTGCTCGTCGAGCAAATGTAAAATGGTATCTTTATACTAGTTCAGTTGGTGTTTATGCTCCAGCTGAAGTATTTGTTGAAGATTCTGTTTGGTCAACTGTTCCATCCCCTAATGATAGATTTGCTGGTTGGGCAAAACGTATGGGAGAATTACAAGCAGAAGCATATTCAATTCAATATGGTTGGGATAAAGTATCTATTGTAAGACCAGCTAATGTTTATGGTGCTTATGATAATTTTAATCCGGCTAATGCTATGGTAGTACCTTCATTAATTAGAAAAGCTCAAGAAAATGATATACTTGAGGTTTGGGGTGATGGTTCAACTATTAGAGATTTCATTCATGCTGATGATGTTGCTTTAGGAATGTTATTTGCTGTTGAAAACCAAGTTACAAAACCAATTAATTTAGGTTCAGGTAAAGGTTATTCAATTAAAGAAGTAGTTGATATGGTAGTTAAACATTCAGGTAAAGATTTAGAAGTAAAATGGTTAACAGATAAACCAGGTGGTGATGCTATTAGATTATTTGATATGACTAGAGCTAAATCATATGGTTTTGATATTTCTGTTTCATTAGATGAAGGAATTAAACAAACTACAGAATGGTTTTTAAATAATAAAGAAATTTTAGATAAACGTTACAACGCATTTGTAGATCACTAATGGGAAAAATATTAGTAACAGGAATCGGAAGTGGGTTAGGTAAATATCTTTTTGAAAATTTACCTAACTCATTAGGTTTAAGTAGAGATAATTTTAATCTTATTAAAGATGAAGATATTGATACTATAATCCATTGTGCTTTTAATAAAGAAAATGTAATAACAAATTACAAAAAATACTTAGATGATAATATATTTTTAACTCAACGTTTAAAAAACATATATTGTAATAAATTTGTTTATATATCTACAGTAGATGTTTATCAAGAAAATCCTACAATGTATGCTCATTTTAAAAGATTTTCAGAAACACTACTAAATAAAAATGATTTAATATTAAGATGTCCTATGATGTTAGGTTCAACTATGAAACCTAATCATGCTACTAAATTAAAGGATAATATTGAATCACTAGGACTTTCTGGGGACTCTCAATTTAATTATATTTTAATGAGTGATTTACTAGAATTTTTTATTAGTGAAGATTACAAACAGTATAAAGGAATAATTGATTTTGTATCAAATGATTTAGTTAAATTAGAAGATGTTAAACAATATTTTAATTCATCAACAAAACTAGGTGAATATGTTTATCAAAATAACTTGGATTTTCAAAATCCTATATTTAAATTAAACGAGAAATATAATACATCTTCTTTAGAAAAAATAAAACAATACTTTAAATGAAAAAAATATTAATTTGTGGAGCAACAGGTTTCATAGGTAGAAATTTATTAGATTACTTCTACCAAAAAGATAATTATACTATCCGAGCAGTACATTTTAATCGTCCTGCTATTGAGGGATATGATGGAGTTGAGTGGGTTAAAGCAGATTTACGTAATCCCGAAACAGTAAAACAAGTATTACAAGACATAGATATTGTTTTACAATTTGCAGCTACAACATCAGGGGCTAAAGATATTATGACTCGTCCTTATATTCATGTTACTGACAATGCTGTAATGAATAGTTTGTTGTTGCGTGAATGTTATGAGCAGAGTATCGAACATTTTGTATTCCCTAGTTGTACAGTAATGTATCAACCATCATCTTGTGCCTTAGCAGAATGTGATTTTAATGGAGATGAGGAATTATTCCCAACGTATTTTGGTGTAGGTAATACTAAAATTTACATTGAAAAAATGTGTGAATTTTTCTCTCGTTTAGGTAGAACTAAACATACAGTAATGAGACATTCAAATATGTATGGACCTTACGACAAATATGATCTAGAACGTTCTCATATGTTTGGAGCTACTATTACAAAAGTTATGACTTCTACTGATGGTAAAATTAATGTTTGGGGAACTGGAGAAGAAGCACGTGATTTATTATATGTTGAAGACTTAGTTAAATTTGTAGATGCTGCTATTGAAAATCAAACAACCCCTTATGAATTATTTAATGTGGGTGTTGGTAAAGCAGTACAAGTTAAAGATGTAGTTAACAAAATTATCACTCATTCAGGTAAAGATTTAGAAGTGGTTCATGATTTATCAAAACCAACTATTCCAACATCCCTGTTTTTAGATTGTACTAAAGCAAAAGAAACATTAGGTTGGGAAGCAGAAACAGATTTAGATACAGGTATTATTAAAACTTTAAATTGGTATAAAGAAAATTATGGTTAATGCTTTTATTACCGGTATAACCGGAATGGTAGGTTCTCATTTAACAGATTTCCTACTTAAAAACACAGATTGGAAAATTTATGGTTTAGCTAGATGGACAGATGCTTTAGATAATCTAGAACATTTAACCGAAGAAATTAATAAAAAAGATCGAATTGAAATTATTTATGGTGATTTAAATGATTTAGCATCACTTATTACTGCTGTAGATAAATCAAAACCAAATTATGTATTTCATTTAGCAGCTCAGTCATATCCACAAACTAGTTTTGATGCACCTATAGAAACGCTTCAAACTAATATATTGGGAACCGCCAATTTATTAGAGGCATTGCGTAAATCACAATATAAAAACGCTATAACGCATGTTTGTGCATCGAGTGAGGTATTTGGTCGAGTACCTAAAGAAAAATTACCAATTGATGAAGAATGTACATTTCATCCTGCTTCACCTTATGCTATTTCAAAAGTAGGAACAGATTTAGTAGGTCGTTATTATGCTGAGGCATATGGAATGACAATTATGACTACTAGAATGTTTACTCATACAGGTCCTCGTAGAGGTGATGTATTCTCAGAATCAACATTTGCAAAACAAATAGCAATGATTGAAGCTGGATTACAAGAACCTAAAATTTATGTAGGTAATTTAGAGTCATTAAGAACCTATGCTGATGTTAGAGATGCTGTTAAAGCTTATTACATATTAGTTACTCATAATCCCCAAGCAGGTGAATATTATAATATTGGTGGTACTTATACTTGTAAAATTGCTGATATGCTTAATTACTTAATTAATCAATCAACAGTAAATAATATTGAAATTATAACTGATCCTGAACGTTTAAGACCCATTGATGCTGATTTACAAATCCCTAATTGTGATAAATTCAAAGCACATACAGGATGGGCTCCAGAATATACATTTGAGCAAACAATGAATGATTTACTTCAGTATTGGAGAGATAGAGTTAACTCAGGACGTAAATTTTTAAGACGATGAGAATTTTAGTAATCGGAGATAGCTGTATAGATATTTTTAGATATGGTAAAGTGGATAGGTTAGCCCCTGAGGCACCTATCCCTATTATTGTACCTGAAAAAGAAACATCCAATCCAGGCATGGCTGGTAATGTGGTTGAAAATTTAAAATCATTAGGAGCTAAAGTAGATTTTGTTACTAATCAAAAAGAAATTAGAAAAATAAGATACGTTTGCTCAAAATACAATCATTTATTATTACGAGTAGATGAAAATGATCAATGTGAACATATTTTAGATAGTTATGATTTAGAACATCTTCATTGGGAAGACTATGATGCTATTGTAATAAGTGATTATTGTAAAGGATTTTTAGATGCAATTGATATTGAATTTATTTCTAAAAAACATCCATTAGTTTTTCTAGATAGTAAGAAAATTTTAGATACTTGGGCTGATGATGTTACATTCATTAAGATTAATTATAATGAATATTTACGTAACTTGGATGTATTATCAAATTATACATCCCTTAGAAATAAAACAATTGTTACTAGAGGAAAGTATGGATGTGATTATCAAGGAAAAAATTTCCCAACTAAAGATGTTCCTGTAAAAGATGTATCTGGAGCAGGTGATACTTTTTTAGCGGGTCTAGTAAAATCTTATATTGAATCAAAAAATATAAACACAGCAATTAAGTTTGCTCAACAATGTACAACAATAGTAATTCAAAAATCAGGAGTATCAACAGTATGAAAACAGCGGCTTTATTATATGTAAGAAATGATGGTTATAAAGAAGATGAACGAGTTATAGTTTGTTTATCTTCTATGTTAGAAACCTTTGATGAAGTAATTTTATTAGACTGGAATTCTCCAGAAGATAAAGGACCTTTGTTATGGGATATTCAAGATAAATTACCTAAAACAGGAAAACTAAAACATATGGTTATTCCTCCTGAAGCAGCAAAAATGCTTACTAATTATGATCCTAATGCTCAAGCATGTACTCAAGTAATATCAACTAATTTAATGCTTAGAAGATGTGATGCTGACTGGATTGTAGCTACTACTATTGATATTATTGCTCCAAATAAAGATAAATTTCATGAATTTTTATCTAAAGCAGACAAAAACACATTCTATACAGTTTCCAGAAGAGATTTTGAAATTGAAGAACTTGAAAAACATGGTTTTGAAAATTGGAAATCATATAGAGATATTTTAGATGAAACATCTCAAGAACGTAGATTCCCGGCTATGGTTACCCCTAATGATAGATACAGTTTAATTAATTGTTGTGGAGACTTTCAGTTAGCTCATAAAGATGTATGGAATACTATGAAGGGATTTGAAGAAAAAATGATATATGCTTGTTTTCAAGACACAAATATACAGAAAAAAGCAGTATTAAATGGGTTTGGTTTAGAAGCAATTTATGATTTGCCTTTATACCATATGTCTCATAAGGGTATGAGTAATGATGGTTCCTCCCCATCCAAACAATATTATAATGATGCTTGGGAGTGGGTAGAATGGTTTGAAGAAACTCAAAACAATGATAGTTGGGGATTTTCGGGTATAGAAATTGAACATGAATTAATTTAATATGATGTTATTTGCATTTTATAACAAAAACGATAAAAATCAAGAAACGATTAGTCGTACATTATCAACCTCAAGATTAAACGCAGCTAAATACTTTGCTGAACGTAAACAGCTGCCATTGAAAGAATTTTTAAAAATATTTGGAGTGAAAACAATTATATGAATTTGAAAAACTTTGGTAAAAATTTAAACTTAAAAATGAAAAACTCATCATCATCTACTGTTAGTAGTAAAGATTTTTTCCTAGATATAGTAGCATTATTTGATGGTGCATACCAACGTTCTATGGAAATGGATAGTTTTGGTATTAACATGGAAACATACGATGATGCATTTTATGTTTTAATTGAAAATCTAATTCTAAAACAATACGGTGAATGGAAAACAGAACTTATTATGTGGTTTGTTTATGACCGTTTTAATGAAAATGAAGAGTTAATGCCTTTACTTTTGCAAGAAGAAGGTGAAGAGGAAGAAGAAGTATTTATAGAAACCCCTGAACAACTATGGGATTTGCTTAAAAAAATAGAAAAGAAAAGTAAAAAATAAAAGTTATATATTTAGAGTTATGAATTGCGTAAAATGTGGGGATACAATCCCTGAAGGTAGATTAAAAGCTTTACCTGGGGCTAAAACATGTGTTAACTGTTCTGGTGTACAGAAAAAAGGAACAGTAACAGTAATGAAAGGGACTGGAGATCATACTTGGATTGAAACTATTCATTTGGACCATGAAGACTATAAAGCTTATGTTGAGGCAGAAAATAAACTTCGCAAAGCAGGAAATAAGTTATTTGACCCAATTGATGAACCTCAATCAGATGTTCCATACGGATTTAGAGAAACAAAATTAGATAAATCAGAGGAGGAATAATGCCTAAAGCAAGACCTTTAAGTAAAAATGAGATATTAAACGCAATGAACAAGACTAAGTCTGTTCGTGGTGCCGCTCGTTACTTAAATTGTTCCTATCAGCATCTAAAAAAGTGGATGAAATTCTATAAGGATGAAGCCACTGGAAAAACTTTGATGGAACTACATAAAAATCCATCAGGTAAAGGTATTCCAAAATTCCTAAGTCATGCTCCATTTGGTAGAAAAGAACCAGCAATATTAGATATAATAAATGGAGTAGTTGACCCATCAAATTTTAACCCCCAAAAGATCAAATATCGAATGATTGAAGGGGGTTATTTGAAGGAAGAATGTTACAAATGTGGTTTTAATGAACGTAGAGTTTTAGATTATAAAATGCCCTTATTGATGCATTTTAAAAATGGTAATAAACAAAACTATACACTTGAAAACGTAGAGATGTTATGTTATAATTGTTATTATCTTTCTGTAGGTGAATTATTTACTGATAAGCAAATTGAAGGCATAGAAGATCATAAACCAACTAATAACACTCAAGTAGATTGGGAAGTAGATGATTACACATTAGAACGTTTTAAGGAATTAGGATTATACGAGTCTAAACCTTTAGACGATGATCCTTATGATTTGGTATCTAAACTTTAAATATTTATAAAGGTGAAAAAGAAAAAACACGATAAGTTGGTTAAAGATTACGATAAACAAAAAGAAAAACATCTTGAAAAATTAGCTACACAAAAGCTAAAAAATCAAGATAAAATGGACCACTTACGTACAAAATACATTGACACAGACTTTTTAAAATTATTTTAATTATGGCAGGAGAAATTACAGTCAATACCCAGGATGAATTCCAGGAGATGATTGATAGAAAAGATTTTAGAATAGCTAAGGCAATTGTTGAATCTATTTTAGAAAATATAAGTACTAAAAAACGTAACATTCATATTTTATCTGTAGCTTGTGTTGAGGATAATGCAATATATGACTTAACATTGGATAGAAAATTCTTTGTTGATACATTAGAGGAAAACTTAAAATACTTTATTGAGCAAGAAAGATATGAACAATGTCAAGAAATAGTAAATGCTATTAATAAATTGAAAGAAAAATCCAAGTAAGCTTGGTCATTTCAAATTCATTTATTATATTTCCAACAAAAATAAGTTATGAAAAATTTAATCACAGAAGAATTCAAGGAAAAATTCAAACTAGCGTTTACTCGCTTTATGAACATTATCATCGTTAGTTCAACTTTGATTGCTGGTTTTGGTCTAGGTTATTACTTCCAGGAATTGAGAATGAAACCTAAAGCCGTTAATGAAACTATCCTAAACAAGGAAGTTAGAATTGCAATCGATTCAGAAGATAAACTGATTATGATGGATCGTAAGACTGGAGGTTATACTATTTACTCTGATTCTATTGGTAGAATTATTTTTAAAATGTATGCTTCTAAAATTGCTAGTCCTGTAGTAACTAAATAATTATGGGTATTTTCGCTAAATTAAAACACTGGTATTTAATCATTATCCTAGGTATTATAGGATTAATGTATTTTAATATTAATCAAAGATTAGATTACTTTGAAGAACGTTTAGATTTAGCTGATGGAACTATTTCACTCCAGATGTATGAATCAATTGAACACTGGAGTGATAGTTTCGATATTCCTAAGCACATTGCTTATAATGTTGCTTATTTAGAAACTCGTTATCAAGGACCGTTTCATTTTGATTATAATCCATATCAAAAATCATCAGCAGGAGCAGTAGGACCTATGCAGATTATTACTCGTTGGGCTAGACCTTATGTTAGAAAACGTTTAAGTGAAAAAGAATTAAAAACTAATATTGATTTAAATGTTAAAATTAGTATGCAAATGCTCCGTAAATGGTATTCAATTCATCATGATTGGACATTAGCTTGTGGTGCTTATAATTCAGGTAGTCCAATTAGAAATAGTTATGCTGTTTATGCTACTACTAATAAAGATTATAAAAATAAATGGGAAAGACTTTAATCATAAAGCCATGTATGTATGAGCATGGCAGCAGCAAAATCTAAAAAAACATCAATAAGTGCTTCAACACTTTACAAAGAAAAACCAAAAAAATCTAGAAAAGGTATTCACGCAAAAACAAAAATGTCAAAAAATAAAAATTCAAAAAATTATACAAAAATATCAGTAGGACAAGGTTAATTAAAGTTTATGAGCAAAACAAGTAACAATCAAAAATTGGAAGTTCTGAAGATTTGGTTAGATGATCTAAAGAAAAATCACAAAATTAGAAAACAACAACAAAAGAAATCATCAAAATGGCTAGAAGAGCTAGAATATGACAATTGATGATAGTGCAATAGAATTTTTTGATAGCATGCCCGATGATTTACTAATAAAATTAGCATTAAATGATTGGTTTGCTTTACAAAGAATATGTACAGCACTAGCTCTAGATATACAATTACTTAAAGAAGAAAAAAAGAGAGATTTGGATTCCTGAATCTCTCTTCGTATATTCATGTCATAATAAAGGTTATGGCATTACACGAAGTAATAGAAAAACACAAAGTAAGTATTTTAGGTCAAGAAATTACTTACACTAACAAATTTATTAAATATACTAAAGGTACTAGTTATGGTTTTAAACCACAATCTAGTTTAATTAGTCATGCTAGTAGATTATTTAAGTATGAATTTGAACATGCTTATTTATCTCCTGCTTTATTTATTAATTCTAAAGGTGATAAGTATATGGTACCAAGTTGGATTAAAGTACATCCTGAAACTACTTTAGCTGATATTGAAGTAATTAGACCAGTTAAAAAAGTAGAAGCACCAATAGAAAAAAATAGTTGGAAATTTGAATCATCAAGTGAAAAAGGTTTGTTTTATACTGTTAGACAAAATGGTAATAAATTAACTTGTACTTGTAGTGGTATGTGGAGAGCTAAAGATAAACGTTGTAAACATATTAAAGAAGTAGAACAAAAATTAAAGTAATGATAACAACTAAACGTCCTAAAAAAGATAAAATCGAAATCGATTTATTAGGTCCTGAAGGTAATGCTTTTGCTTTATTAGGTATTGCTAAGGATTTGTGTCATAAAACAGGTATCGAATGGGAAACTGTTAAAAATGAAATGACAAGTAGTGATTATGAAAACCTTATTCAAGTAATGGATAAGTATTTTGGAGATTTTATTATAATGTACAGATAATGGCTGAAAGAGGTAGACCAAAAGAAACACCAACAGTTCAACTTGATAAGTGGACTAGAGAATTTTATGAAGTACCAACTAAACCTGAATTAGGTTGGAAAATGGTTTGGCACTATGATATGGATAAAAATGTAAGTGGCCCTTATAAAACAGAAATGACATATCCTAAAGGCTACAAACATGAAAAAGTTAAAGCCGATAAAGGTAAAGCATATAATGGACAACCTGTAGTAATGGTATTTAAAACCTCAGATCGTTCAAATGCTAAAACTAAAATGAAAGTATGGAACAATGAAAACATCGACTACATCATTTCAGCTCCAACATTACCAGGTGTACCTGATAATGCTATTGTTTTAGAATGTGGTGTTGGTGAGGGATTTATTGATTCTTTTAAATCTAAATACAAATTATAATATTTATCATATATGGGAACTAGAGCTCTTATTGGTTATTTAGATACAGATGGTGATCTAAAATTAACCTCAACATATAACCATTATGATGGTTATCCTTCAAATTTAGGTGTTGGTTTAGAAAATTTTTATAATAGTGATGCTAAAGCAGAAGAAATTGCTAATGTAGGATATATTTCATATTTAAATAGTGAAACAGGTGAAATTGAATCTGTAAACCGTCAATCACCTAAAGTAACTAAATTACCTGATGATTTTAATGAAGCTATGATGGCAATAGCAGAAAAAATTGATTCTGTTGGTGGTGATTATGGTTATATTTGGGATAATGAAAATGAGGAATGGATTACTGTTGATAATGAAGGTATTAGATCAATGACCACAGATTTAGAAATGGCTTTAGCTCATTTAAAAGGTAAATTTGGTATTTTACCTGATCAACCAGAACAAACTATGGAAAATAAAAAAGAAGTAAAAGAAGGTTACTATGGTACCACTAATGTAGAAAACTACATTCAAACCATAGGATATGAATCATTTGAAGATTTTTTCAATGACAATCCAGGTGGTGAAACCGCTTTAATTAATTGGATTGAAAGTGTTCCTGATTTTAGAAAAAAGCTTATGCGTCAAGGAATGTTGGATAACAATGAAGAAGAAATTGAAGAAAATTTTATCAATAGAATGAAATACAGAGCAGGTATTATAAAATAATATGGATAAATTTGATTTAAAAAAATATTTAGTAGAAACTAAAGCAACCACTCAATCACGTTTGAGTGAAGCTTTACCCGGTCAAATGGGAGCAGTATCTTCCGCTACTAAAAATATTAAATCACCATCCGGAGATTCACCCTCAGATAAACCTGATGAATTTTCATTATCCATCTTAGTTAACCCACTGTATAAAAGGTATGCTAACTACAATTATAAATTAAAAGATGTAGAATTTGAAAAACCAAAAGTAAAAGAAGGATTCTTATCTAATATATTCAGTAGTAGCCCTACCATCAAATTCATATTCAACAAAGTATCAGATGGTAAAGAAGCAACAATGCAAATAAAACTTAAAGGTGATAATTTTGTATTAAATAACTCTTCGACATCAAGTGAAGAAGTAGGTACTATACCTGATAGTGGTGAGGCTACTAAGTTTATAAATTATCTATTAGGACAATCCGAATGGAAAGATGATTTAAGTAAATCATTTGAAAATATCAAAGATAAATTAACACCTGAATCTTTTAAATAAAAATAAATAAATGAAAAAAGCAGATAATTTTGACGCAAAACAATGGTTAGTTGAAAATAAAATCACTTTCCAATCTCGTTTAAATGAAGATTTAACATCACAAATAGCAGCATTACCTGATTTCGAAACATCTCCAGACACAGAAGAAGCTACATTAATAGTTGGTAACTATGCTGTTGTTCACTATGATCAAACCGATGAAGGAGGTGAAGACATGTATGTAGTATGGGACAATACTAGAGACCAAGACGAAATAGGTTCATATGATGATGAACCCGAATTCGAATCAGAAGATCCAGCTGAAGTAGCTGCCTTTCTTAAATCAAAGAATAACAATGTTGATGAAAGCTACTATGCTATGTTAGGTGGGTCAAGCCCCCTTTCAGATACAGCAATGAAAACTAAAATAGTTGAGCCTGTTCTAGGTCCAAACTTTGAGACTGTGAAGATGTTTAAAGATAGCAACCTTAATCCTATATATAAGCAACTTGAGGCCAAGTTTCCTAGAGAAATAATAGATAAATGGAAGCTTTTATATCGCTCAGATAGCTACCAAGGATATGCTAAACTATCTCCTGATGGGAAAGTTATTAAAGCAGCAATATTAGATGATGGTGGAGTTTCAGGAGTTTTTTATGTAAAATCTGGAAATTGAATTAAATAATTTAGAACAATTCTAAATGAAAGAAAGGGGTGGCTTCGTCACCCCTCTTTCGTATATTTACGACATGATGAAAGAGCAAGACAAATTTAATGGTTTATCAAGAGGTCAAGTTAAACAAATCATTAGACGTAATATGATTACTCGAGTAAAATCAAGTAAAAAGGTTTACGATAGAAAGAAAGAAAAAAGAAATTTGGAATTCTGAGGAAGGGTTCGTATATTCACGGTATAGAAATAAAGGTTATGGCAAATTTAGAAAATATTAAAAGAGCAATTGAGTTACAAAAATTATCAAATCACCAAATTGATATGTTAGGTGAAGCTGATGAAGTGATTGTGGATGAAATGTTAGAATTAGTTGATAGTTTTAATTTAGAAGATTGTGCAATGTTTATGCAATTGTGGGAGGAAGAAGGATTATGATAATAACAATAGTGATAGCAACAGCTTGGACAGGATGGACAATTTACGTATTAAAAAAATAAAAGTTATGAAAAAAACAAATGTAGTTACCCCAATGTGGGAAAAATGTCAAGCAATTCTTAAATCTGGTGATTTGGAACTTGCCGATAATAAATTAATGGAATTGGTTTGGAAATTAGCCGATTATTCAATGTTGGGTTACAAAGATGCCGATGTAATCGAGGGTGTTAAGCTCGAAACATGGAAAGAACGTGTTTGGTTTGCAATTGAAAATGCTGGTTTACTACCCGAATAAGTTATGAGCGAAAAAAGAGGTTTAACAGGTAAATTGATTTATGATTTTAATACTGCCAAAGCAGTATATATCAAAAACAAAGATGGTAGATTCGTTAGAATTACCGAACGTGATTTTAGATCATATAATGGTGATCGTTGGATATTTGAAAAAGTAAATGGTGAATGGCAATATACACCATATGAAGGACCTATTTACTTTCACAACACAAATAGAAAATGTAAACAGCCTATTGGTGAAGGTAAAATCCAATACATGAGTAATAAACCTTGGGTTTCGGTAAGACGTCCTCATGAAAGATACTTGGAGGATTGATATTTATTTTCATGACTAATGAAGAATTAATTGAAGAATTGTACCACAAAGCTCATATAAAGGGTTTCTTTAATGAGTTACACGAAAAAGTAGACGAACTAAACAAAAAATTTAAATTTAAATGTAGACACGAGATGGTCCGAACAGCTTACGACGAACTTAAAAAAATTAAGCTTGCTTCACCTACCTCACACTCTTAATCCATATATACAAATATACAATGAAAATAAAAGATTATGTTATGTTAATGGCCGCTAGCCTGTTTTTAGGTTGGTTGTTTGCCTCGTTTCACAACCCAATAGCCCCACAACCGGTTCTACAAGACACGCTACCAAAAGTAGACACACCAACAACTATAAATGTAAACGGTAAAACAGCCCTATTTATAGGAGATTCACACACGGCCAACCACGGGTTTGGTTGGCAATTACAAGTATGCCAAGCGGTAGGATTCAAAATGATAAATGCCTCGGTAGGTGGTAAAACCACTTATTGGATGATAAACGAGGGGGTATATAGGATTAACGATAAGATTGATTATTGTTTTGTATACGGAGGGGCAAACGATATGTATAGCTCTATTTCACCGCAAGCCGCAGTTGAAAACATTAAAGGTATAGCCCGAATTTGTAACGGTCATGGGGTAAAATGTATAGTAATTACTGGGTTTGATCCGGTTAAGTGTACTAGAACTAAGAACCCTAATTATGCCAGAAAATATGCTATGTTGCAACAGCTCCTGTTGACACAGGATATTGAGGGGGCTACCGTAGTGGACACTAGGGTAGTGGAGAGATTGGATTGTTGGGATGATTTGTGTCATATGAATAAAACAGGGCATACAAAGATTGCAAGAAAAGTGATAAAAGATTTGGCTTTGCAGAGGATCTAACGTATATTCACGGTATAGAAATAAAAGTTATGTTTACATACAATTTAAGCGAAACGGAATACTTGGTATTCAAACCACAAATGAGCCATTTTGAATTGTTTTCAGGTCATGAAGGTGGTGGTGAGTTGAAGAAAATAGCCAACTACAAAGGTGGTAAATGGATTTTTGATAGCTATGAACAGAAAAAATTGTTTTGGTTTTTGTTTAATATGTTTAAGGCCGATTTTGGTAAAGCATTGAAACAGTATATCCGTTCATTGAATGAAAAACCTAAAACGTATGTTGTTAAATGTGCTAAACGTAGGTTTGATATTAAAATACAGAAAATGAAACGTGGTTGGTCAAATTGGTTTTATGGTTTGCACCCAACAAGAAATTATTGATATGAAAGCGATTTTAGAATTTGATTTAGATAATGAGGATGATAGGACTATGTACGAGATATATAGTAATGCTAGAAAAATGCATTATTGCTTATGGCAGATAGAGCAGGAACTTAGGTCTAAAACTAAGTATGGTGAATTAACTGATGAGCAGTGGAATGTGTGGAATGAGGCAAGAGAAATGTTTTATGAAAAAGTAAATGCAAATAATATTGATTTAGATTTATGAGAAAATTATTAGTTATATTGTTGGCTTTGATTCCGATCGTAGGAAAGAGCCAGTACATGGAAGTTCCAACACATTATGATTCGGAACATGCTGCTAAACACATTATTAAGGGTCATGTTAAAATGTATTTGACGGATTCGACTAAATTGGTTGTTGAGAAGAAAAATGAGCGTTATATTACCCATTGTGGGGTTGATGCTGATTTTATTAAATCTAAGATTGATAAAGCGTTTGCTAAGGGTAAACCCGAGTATTCCTCGCGTACTAATGGCGGTTATATGTTTACTATAGCGGTTATAAGCGCGAGCGATGAGACAGTCGTGGTAAATTATGTAACGTTTCATGTTGATGCGTTTACACAGAAAATTGAAGAAGTTGAAATATTATTAGGTGAATAAAATGATGAAGAAAATTATAGCGCTGTTAATGCTTTTGGTCTCCTTAGCAACAGCAAATGCAAAATGTGATTGGAGTACTTTGAAGCTTCAACAATGGAGTGAACGTAATTATTACAAGTGGTATGTAAGTGGTCAAGTACTAGATGATACTTGTGTTGATTACATGTTTATGGTGTATGATTTTCAAACCAAGAAAACAGATACTGTAGAATCATTTAGAGGTGTTTGTGAGGTACAGTTTAATGTTAAGGGAAAGTACAAAATGTATTTGAAGGTTTGGAATAAATGTAAAAAATGTGATACGGCTTTGTATCGTGAGGTAAACATTATCCAGTTCCCAGGTGCATCAGTTGGATATAGTATTAATAATAATGATTGTAAAAAGTATAAGTTTGAAATGAGTTATATTAAAGGTTATCCTTTGAAAGATACTTGTATGGATTATTATTTGATGTTTTATAAAGGTCCGTGGATGGATACTATGTCACAGAAAAAGTGGGATGCATTGACTGATTATCAAATTGGAACAGAATATGACTTTTCAGATGATGACTTTTTAGGTTATACACAAACACGTATTGCTGATTTTGCATTTAAGGATACAGGACGTGTGTTGATGATTGCTCAGTGGTGGAATAAGTGTGTTAAACAAGATACGTTTATGTTTAGAAAATTGGATGTTTGTAAACGTTCTAATACAACTAGTGTAAAAACCATCGTTAAAAACGCAGACCTTCGAATTATTGGGTATTATGACATGATGGGCAGACAAGTTGAATATATGCGCTCTAATGAGGTATATATCGTATTATATAGCAATGGTCAGCGCAGAAAAGTAATGCAAGTGCAAAACTAATGAATCGTTTAGACAGAGACTACCAACAATTACTTCGTGATATTATTGATTACGGGGTTGATAAAAATGATCGAACAGGGACTGGTACTAGGTCTCTGTTCGGTTATACTATTCGTCATAATATGAAGAATGGTTTTCCATTACTCACAACCAAAAAAATGGCTTGGAGGACTATGGTGACTGAATTACTATGGTTCCTTCGTGGTGATACTAATATTAAGTATTTGGTTGATAATGGTTGTCATATTTGGGATGGTGATGCTTACCAAGCATATATTAAAAGATATAATAAAGGGGAATACGTTGGTAAAACCAAATTATTAGAAAATTCTAAGAAAAATAGAATATTAACTGAACCATTCACAAAAGAAGAATTCATTGAAAAAATTAAAACCGATGATGAGTTTGCTAGAGAGTGGGGTGATTTAGGACCAATTTATGGTAAGCAGTGGAGAAGTTGGTCTAAATTCCATCCAACAATGCACGAGAATGGATATACCCTCCCCGCAGGTCAGACAAATATAGACCAAATTCAAAACCTAATCAACAACCTTAAAACTAATCCAGACTCAAGACGATTGATGGTTAATGCTTGGAATGTAGGTGAGTTAGACCAAATGGTTCTTCCACCTTGTCATTATGGATTTCAAGTTTATACAAGAGAGTTGAGTAATGAAGAAAAATATAACATATGGTTTAATAAAA